AGGGAGAGCCGCTGCGCGACCGCGAACGGCTGATCTGGACGCTGGACCTGAGGCCAGCATGAAACTGAAGCTTACCATCGATCCTGACATCGTTGCGATAATGCAGGCGGAAATCGCTGCCGGTGAAAAGGCCGTCACCACCGCCATGCGCGAGGCGGGCGCGGGCCTCAAATCCGCCTGGCGGGGCCAAATCACCGGCGCGGGGCTCGGCACCCGGCTCGGCAACTCCATCCGCCTCGCGACCTATCCCAAGGGCGGCGAGAGCCTGAACGCCGCGGCGCTGGTCTGGTCGAACGCCCCGGTGATCGTCGGCGCACATGACACGGGGCCGCTGATCCGGTCCAAGAACGGGCTTTGGCTGGCTATTCCCACCCCGGCCGCGGGCAAATCCACCCGCGGCGGTCGCATCACCCCCGGCGAATGGGAGCGCCGTACGGGGTTGCGGCTGCGGTTCGTCTACCGGCGCAGGGGTCCGAGCCTGCTGGTGGCCGAGGGGCGGCTTAACAGCAAGGGCCGCGCCGTTGCATCGCGAGCAAAGACCGGTCGCGGGCTGACAACCGTACCGATCTTCCTGCTGGTGCCGCAGGTCAAGCTGCGCAAGCGGCTCGATCTGGCGCGGGATGCAGAACGGGCCATCGACGCCGTGCCAGGGCGGATCGTGGCGGGGTGGGTTGACACACGATCATGACGGGGCCTGTCGACACGGCAGGCCGATTGGCATATATTGCCAATGATCCGCAGGGAGACTCCCATGGCCACCAGAAACGTCGTCCTGACAGAAGCGCAATCCGACCTCGTCGACCGTCTGGTCTCGACCGGCCGGTATCAGAACGCCTCGGAGGCCCTGCGCGCCGGGCTGCGCCTTCTCGAGCGCGATGAGGCGGAGATGACCGATCTGCGTGCACGCCTGACGGCTGGTCTGGACGAGGCCCGACGTGGTGATCTGGCCGAGGGCAGTGGCGAAGATGCCATCCGTCGGGCATTTGCCGCTGCGCGTGCAAATACCTGATGCCGAAACCCTGGCGTCTGACAAGGCAGGCGGAGGCCTCGCTGATCGAGATTGCCCGCTGGACCATCGAGACCTTCGGTCCACGACAGGCGGCGGCGTATGAGGACGACCTGATCTCCACCTGTCGCGAGATCGCCGCGGGCACCGCCCTGTCACAGGATTGCCGTCGGCTCATCGACCCCGCCTTGGCCGAGGACCTGCGCTTCGCGCGGGCAGGCCAGCATTTCGTGGTCTTCGTCGAAAACCCAGAGCAGGTGATTATTGTCGATTTCCTGCACAGCCGCGCCGACCTGCCGCGACGGCTGGCCAACCTGCCGCTGCCTAAAGGCGGCGGGGAGCACTGACCCGGGCATGATCCCGGTAGAGGGACGCATCACGACAGGATGGGTGACAGATTCGGACAGGGACCTATGCCGAAATCGCCGAGTTCGCTTGATGGTTGAAATCTGCATCGTTAGCCTGATTCCGAAAGTGACTAGATTTCGGAGCTGCCAATGTCGTTGAAACCGTTCGTCTTCGCCATTTCCCTCGCCGCGGCCCTTCCGGCCTTCGCGCAAGACACCTCCCTTTCCACGGAATTGGCCGATATCGAACGGCAGCTGACAGAGATCGACGCGCAAGCCGCGCGCTACGACGGCGGCCTGATCCTGACCCTGATCGAAGCACGCCGTGAGGCGCTTCTTCTTGCCAGGACACTCATCGAAAACCGGATCAACGCGGAAGCGGGTGGCGCGACTATCGAAGTGACAGTACCGGCTGTTCAGCCTGACGAGGCGCGTGCGGCGCAGATCCTCGGTGAAATGGCCGCTGCTCAACAGCGTATCGAAGAAGCGGAACGCGAAGCTGCAAACGGCGGCGGGCTGATCCAGGCGCTTGCGCTCAGCCGCGCCGAAACCGAACGCCTCACGCTGGCGCAGCTGCAGATGGGGTATCTGCAGGCGAAATACGGGATCGCTTTCCCTGTGATGGTCGCTCAGCCTTCGGCAGCAGCTCCGGCCGCAGCGCCCGCGGCTGAACCGGCGACGCCGCCGGAGGGTGCGGCACAAACCGTCTCCTGGGCTGATGCGCGGTTTCCGGCCATCGACTATACGCTCGCGCCATTTGAGCAGGCCAATCGGGATGGGCACCGGATTTCCGGCTGGTGGACGATTGAATCGAGCCGGGCGGCGGTGGACGACAGCCCGCAGATCGTCGCGCTGAACCATTCGCAATTCCGGCCGAACAACTTCATGGGCCAGACTGCCCTCGTCGCGCGCTGCATCGAAGGCGAGACGGCATTTGTCTTCGTGCAGGACGATTTCCTGATGAACGACTATCGTCGGAACTCGTTCGAAATGACCCTGCGCATCGATGACCAGCCGTCGCAGCAATCCCGCTGGAGCAGTCTCACGTCCAACAAAGGGGCAGGTCTGTTCGGGCGGGATGCAGAAGCGTTCATCCGGTCGATCTATGATGCCGACCGCTTCTTCATACGGCTGGTCGAGTCAAACGGTCAGCAGCATGATGCGCTTTTCGAACTCGCCGGGGCGCAGGATGCCTTTGAAGAGGTCGCCGCGGCATGCGGGTGGACCACGCTGTCGCTTTCCGCAGACGACTACCGGGCCATTCAGACCCTCCTGAATGCCGGAGGTTTCGATGTAGGCACGCCAGATGGACAATGGGGCCCCGCCTCGCAAAGAGCGATGCGCGCCTTTCAGGCATCGGTCGGACTACCCGAAACCGGCGCGCCCGACCGGGCAACCCTCGAAAGGCTCGGCGTCCGTCAGTGACAAACGGCAAGGCGGGCAGGACAGAAACCAACGTCGCGATTCTTCAATCCTGGCGACCTTCGGCGCTCCCAATGGCCTGATCATGCCCACCACCCGCGAAACCGTTCTCGCCGCGCTGCACGCACGGCTGCAGCCGCTTGCCGCCATCACCCTGCGCGATGAGGTGCTGCCCGAGCGAATCCCGGCGGCTGGCTTGATCATCCTGCGCGACGGTCAGCCGGGTGAACCCGAGGTGACGCTGTCGCCCCTGCGTTATCACTACCAGCACCAAGCGGAGCTGGAGGTCGTCGTCCAGGCGGGCACCGGCCGGGCAAGCGCCTTCGACGACCTGGTCGCCGCCATCGGCGCGGCTCTGGAGGCCGACCGGACGCTTGGCGGCCTTTGTGACTGGGTCGAACCCGAAGCCCCGGCCTCGGTCGACCTGCCCGTCGAGGGCGCCGCGGCGCTGAAGGCAGCGGTGATCACCGTCGCCCTGCATTACACCACGACCGGCCCTCTGGTCTGACACCCCCACATAGGAGACTCCCATGGCACGCGCACACGGCGCGCGGGCGCAGATGGCGCTTGCGTTCGAAACCGTCTACGGCACCCCGCCCGCCAGCGGCTACCGGCTGATGCCCTTCGCCCGCACCACGCTGGGCGCGGAACAGCCGCTGCTGAATTCGGAACTGCTCGGATACGGCCGTGATCCCCTGGCCCCGATCAAGGACGCCGTCACCGCCGATGGCGAGGTGGTGGTGCCGATCGATGTGGAGGCCTTCGGCTTCTGGCTGAAGGCGGCCTTCGGTTCTCCCACCACGACCGGGACCACGCCGAAGACCCACACCTTCCAGTCGGGGAACTGGACGCTGCCCTCCATGGCCATCGAGGTGGCAATGCCCGAGGTGCCGCGGTTCGCGATGTATGCGGGCTGCGTGATGGACCAGCTCAGCTGGCAGATGAACCGCTCGGGCCTGCTGACCGCCACCGCCCGCCTGATCGCGCAGGGCGAGGCCATCGCAGTCGCCACCGCGGCAGGCACGCCGACCGCGCTGGGCCTGCAGCGCTTCGGCCATTTCAACGGGGTGGTGAAGCGCAACGGCACCGCCTTGGGCAATGTCGTCTCGGCCGAGATCACCTATGCCAACGGCCTCGACCGGATCGAGACCATCCGCAACGACGGCAAGATCGAAGGCGCCGATCCCGGCATGGCGGCGCTGACGGGCCGGATTGAGGTGCGCTTCGCCGATAGCGCCCTCGTCACCCAAGCCATCGACGGCACGCCCTGCGAGCTCGAGTTCGCCTACAGCCTCGGCGCGAATGCCAGTTTCACCTTCACCGCCCACGCCGTCTACCTGCCTGTCCCGCGGATCGAGATCCCCGGCCCCCAGGGCATCCAGGCGACCTTCGACTGGCAGGCGGCGAAGGCCTTCAGCCCCGCCCGCATGTGCACCGCCGTCCTCGTCAACACCGTCACGGGATACTGACCATGATCCGCCTGAACCTGTCGAACCGGCCCGAATGGCTGGACCTGCTGCCCGGCCTGCGCGTCCTGGTGGCGCCCCTGACCACCTCGCTGATGGTCTCCGCCCGCGCCGATCCCGCCATCGATGGCCTGTCGGACAGCTCCAGCCAGGAGGACATGGCCCTCGCGATGGCCAAGGCCGTCGCCCGCCGTGCGGTCTTGGATTGGGAAGGTGTCGGCGACGAGGCTGGCGACCTCGTGCCCGTCAGCCCGGCCGGGATCGACGCCCTGCTGGAAATCTGGCCGGTCTTCGAAGCCTTCCAGGCGCAATACGTCGCCCGTGGCCTGATGCTGGATCAGGAAAAAACGCCTCCGCGCCCTCGCCGACTGGTCTTTCGGCGGGGGTGACGGCTACTGCGCGGCCTGCGCGGGCCCCTGCCCGGACTGCCCCGCAAGACTGAACCGGCCGATGACAGTCGAGGGCTGGCAGGTCTGGGACTTGACCCAGCGCCTTGGCGGCCAGCTGCGCGTCGCGCCGGGGGCCGTCATCGGATGGGACATGGGCGCTGCCCTCGCGCTGGCACAGGCGCTGGGCATCCCGCCCCTGATCGCCGCCGAACTGCTGCCCGAGATCGAGGCGGTGATGGTGCGCAAGCTGAATGACGCGTTACGTTCAGGCAGCTTGCAGGGGCACGATCCCTGAGACATCGACCGTTTCGCGGGCGCGGGCGAGATCCCAGGCCCGCTGCAGGTTCATCCAGTATTCCGGGGTGGTCCCGAAATAAGTGGCGAGCCGCATGGCCGTATCCGCTGTCACGGCCGTCTCGCCCTTCACCAGCCGCTCGATCCGGGTGCGGGGAACCTGCAGATGCCGGGCTAGTGCAGGCGCGCTCATGTCGAGCGTAAGAAGATAGAGTTCGTGAAGGACTTCGCCCGGGTGGGACGGGTTGGTGATCAGGCTCATAGGCTTTCCTTTCAGTGGTAATCCACGATCTCGACATCCTGCGGACCCTGATCGGTCCAGACGAAACAGATGCGCCACTGCCCGTTGATGCGCACCGAATGTTGCCCTGCGCGATCCCCACTCAGGGCTTCCAGATGGTTGCCCGGAGGAAAACGCAGATCCTCAAGTTGCATGGCCGCGTCCAGTGCCGACAGCATGGCGCGCGTCCGTCTGACCAGATCGGCCGGAAAGCCCTTGCCGAAGCGGCCCAGAACCGCACCGGCGGCAAGCTTTCCACGCGTGCTGATGATCATGCTTCCATGTATCATGTTGTGATACAAAAATCAAGGATTCCCCCATGGCCGAAAAGAAGGTCTCCGTCCGCCTCGTGGCGGAGGGCGGACGCCGCGTGCGCGCCGAACTGGAAGGTGTCGGTGAGGCCGGGGCCCGTGGCTTTGGCCGCCTGTCGCGCGAAATGGAACTGGCGAACACTCGTCTGGCCGCCTTCGCGCGACGCACTGGCCTCGCCCTCGGGGCCGCAGCCGCGGCGGCCACCGCCTCGCTCGGGCTGATCGTCCGCTCTACAGCCGAGAGCGCCGCCCAGATCCGTCAGTTCGCGCAGGTTGCCAATGCCACACCCGAGGCCCTGCAGCGCTGGTCGGCTGGCGCGCGGACGGTTGGCATCGAGCAGGAGAAGCTCGCCGATATCCTGAAGGACGTGAACGACCGGGTCGGGGACTTCCTGCAGACCGGTGGCGGGCCGATGGCGGATTTCTTCGAGAATGTCGCGCCCCGCGTGGGCGTGACAGCCGACCAGTTCGCCCGCCTTTCGGGGCCGGAGGCGCTGCAGCTCTACGTCGATACGCTGGAACGCGCCGGTCTCAGCCAGCAGGAGATGACCTTCTATCTCGAGGCGATGGCCTCGGACGCCACGCGCTTGATCCCCCTACTGCGCAATGGCGGGGCGGAGATGGCCCGGCTTGGGGATCAGGCCTCGGACCTCGGGGCGGTGCTGGATGGCGATGCGCTGGAAGCCCTGCGCCGTACGCAACTGGCGCTGGGCACGGTATCCCTCGTGTTCGACGGGTTCCGCAACCGGATCGCCGTCGCCGTAGCCCCGACCATCGAAGCGCTAGCCAATGCCTTCGTCGCCCTCGCGTCAGACGGTGGCATCCTGCGGTCGACCATCGACGGGCTGATCGGCAACCTCGGCCGACTTGCCTCCTATGCCGCGACCTTCGCCGCTGTCATGGCCGGGCGCTGGGTCGCAGGGCTCGCCGCTGCAGCCATCTCCGTGCGCGGCCTCGCGACAGCCCTGGTCTTCTTGCGCGGTGCCCTGATCCGCACCGGCATTGGCGCCTTGATCGTCGGCGCGGGCGAGCTGGTCTATCAGTTCTCGCAGCTGGTCACTCGGGTCGGCGGTGTGGGCGAAGCGTTCCGCCTGCTGGGCGATCTGGCCCGCGAGGTCTGGTCGCGCATCGGTCTTTCGCTGGACGCGGCGCTGGCGCGGATGGCGGCCGGATGGGAGGGGCTGAAAGCGGCTGGTCTCTCGGCCCTCGATGGCACCATCGCAGGCGTCGTCAGCTTCGGCGACCGGACGGCGGCGATCTTCCAGGGCGCCTATGACGCGGCGGTGGTGATTTGGGGCAGTCTGCCTGGGGCAATCGGCGACTTCGCCTTCCAGGCCGCGAACGGGCTGATCTCCGGCGTCGAGGCGATGCTGAACGGCGTCGTCACCCG